AATACTATCCCGGTAATTATATGATTATAGAAGAACCGCGTTATTGCGCCGTCGGTTGCCGTCCGGTTTTGGAATTTGAAAATGAACATGATGCTGTTATGTTTTTATTGAGGTGGTCATGAATATACAAAATGGATTTCGCCTAAACGAACTAGTTGTATATGACTGTGAACCAGCAGATATTCTTAAATGGGTAGAGAAAACGTTTGGTCCGCGCCGTCCTAAAAATTCTAAATGGACTTATTGGGCTGGTGTAAGTTGCATGGGGATTACATTTAGTGATCCTGAAAATAAAGAATGGTTCTTGTTGAGGTGGTCATGATTGATTATTCAGACTACATAGTAATGCCCTGTGGTGGTGTCGCCTATTATGATGAACCAACTAATGGTATGAACTATTACTGCGCTCAATGTGAATGCATAGTGGGTAGTGACACCATGCCTCAAGCATGTAAAGATGAAGAAGCCAAATGGGCTATGTGGCGAGACTTGGGTGGCAAGGGTTGGGATTACTTTGCAGAACCAGATGAATACTTTTAATATGACAGTGGCAGAGTATTTAATAAGGCAGCTCAGAGAATTATCTGTAAAATGGTCAGGGCCACAAGGTCCGTGGACGCCATATTACACTTGGAAGCCACGCAAAATTAACGGTCGATGGTATTGGTTCACTACTGTATATCGTAGAGAACGCAATCGGATAGTTTATCCTCATCAGGGATATGAATTTGGCGATACATTCGATGTAATAAGAGATGCATGAGGTGGTTATGAATTTCATTACATTTAACAATACACGATTTCATCTGAACAGTGCAATGCAAGAGTGGTGTCGTGAAAACATTGGACCAGGTACATGGGTAGGAGGTCGGCTAAAGACATGGGATGATATGGAACCCAACACCTGGGTTATTGAAAGTATGTTTGGAAATACCACATTTACATTTAAAGATCCAGAACATTTAACATTATTTTTATTAGTATGGGCATAGAAATGAAACCGTTGGAGTTTACTCGTGACGAATGGATACCCCTACAGCAACGACTCTTACAAGAGCATGGTGTGGCCACAATGAGTATCAGTTGGCGATGCCGCAGAGAACTGGGGTTCATCGTCCGACATCATGACAGGTGGGTTCCGGTTGGGGATAGCCCTGTTCGTCTAGGGGGAAACGGTGTGTTAAGCTACCGGGAAACTGTGATCTGTTTGGATTTCTACGACGAGGAGATGAGAACATTTTTTATACTGAAATACCATAATACAGATAAAGCATAAATATTCATAGCCTAACAGGAGGTCTTATGAATATTCAAATCGTCGATAACCATGCGTATACCAATTATCAAAAAAGTCAGCCAGCCGTCCAGCATACTGCAAAAGAAGTCGCCGCAGTAGATCCGTTTGATGGTGAAATCACTATTGCTGAAATAGGTATCTGTACTGTTTCCATTCTGTTAGTTCTATTTGCTCTTTACCGAGCGTTTAAATCTTAATGGAGATCAAAAATGATACATTTACTTACGTTGGAAGAAGCCGCCCTACTTATGGCAAAATTGTCAGACTCTGCCTACAATAACGACAATCAAGAAATATTTTCACAATTGGGATTTAATGAGTATAAGTTTTTAGAGCATAACGATGCTGAAGGACATTTGGCCGCAAGTGATACAGAAGTTATTATCACTTGCCGCGGTACACAACCCAATCAGCCCAGCGATTTGTTGGCAGATTTAAATGCTTTTCCCAAAACCAATGGAACTGGTTGGGTTCACAAAGGATTCCGCAGAGAAGCTCGTAAACTATTACCTGAGGTATTAGCCTGGGCAGAGAAACACAAAGGCAAGGACATTTATGTAACTGGACATAGTTTGGGTGCCGCCATGGCATTGTATTTGGTTCAGGAATTGGAATTTGCTGGGCACAGCCATATTGAACTATATACATTTGGTTCACCACGCTTGGGTAATGAAGAATATATTGCACAGATTAAATCACCGCATTGGCGTTTTGTAAATTGCAACGACTTGGTGACACATGTACCACCACAAGCCCTGGGATTTGAACACTATGGCGAATTGTGCTACATTAACTTCTATGGCAACATTCGTCCATTAACCACATATCAACGGTTCAAAGATCGGTTGCGGGCACATTGGCATGATTTGAAAAACTTCAGATTGTTTGATGGTATACAGGATCATCTAATGACCGGATATATAACTAAGTTGGAAAAGATTCGCGACTCTGGGCAAAAAATTAACCAACTGTAATGAAACGGTAACACTCCTGTAGTTAAATAGTATTGTGCAAACGCACATTATTCACTAACTACAGGAGACTCCCGAGTGAAAAAACTATTTGTTATTTTATTGTTAATGGTTACAGTGTCTGCACAGGCACAATTTGTTACTGGTGGTGGTGCAACTTTCCCAGCACCAATTTACGCAAAGTGGGCAGGAGAGTACAACAGAGAAACTGGTGTTAGGGTAAATTATCAATCAATTGGCTCTTCGGGCGGCATTAGACAGATGGAAGCTAAAACATTTGACTTCGGTGCGACTGATGATCCAATGACAGCAGATGAAATAAAAGCAAAAGGTTACTATCAATTTCCGTCTGTGATAGGCGGAGTGGTTCCTGTGGTCAATATCAAAGGTATTGAAGCTGGTCAATTGGTATTAGATGGAAAAACATTGGCGGACATCTTTCATGGCAAGATCAATAATTGGAATGATCCGGCTATCAAGAAATTAAATCCCAAACTACCACTACCAGATCAATCAATTAGTCGCGTTGTACGTGCAGATGGCAGCGGTACTACTGCGGTATTCACAGATTACCTGTCACAGGTCAGTGCAGAGTTTAAAAATGAAATAGGAATGGGTAAAACGGTTAGTTGGAAGGCACCACAAACGATAGCAGGTAAAGGCAATGCAGGTGTTGCGGCATTTTCACAACAAGTGTCTGGTGCAATTGGCTATGTGGAGTATGCTTATGTCAAGCAGGCCAAAATGAACTATGTTCGTATGTTAGATAAGAAAGGCAACCCAGTTGAGCCAGACGACACTACATTTGCTATTGCCGCCAAATCAGCAGATTGGAAAACGCCCGGTATGGCTGTTAATTTAAATAACAAAGATGGTTGGCCAATTACTGCGGCAACATTTATTCTACTGTTCAAAGAAGGTAATGCTAATACCAAGGAAGCCATTAAATTCTTTGATTGGGTATTTGCCAAAGGCGACAAGTCTGCCGTAGAGTTAGACTATGTTCCGTTGCCAGAATCAGTCAAAGCACAGATCCGAAAAGATTGGGCCACGCAAGTTAAGTAATAGTTGACAGGCGAAAGTAATAAATATATAATAGACACTGTAATAAAGAATTGTTGTAATTCCTTCGTAGTGAAGGCATCGTGGACGGGGGTTCGATTCCCCCCGGGTCCACCAGAGAGTATATTATGATCTAATCTGAAGCCTGAACTAATCATAGATTATGATGAGGGCGGAACTTGTGTGTTGATAGCCTAACGGCAGGAGCCAAGATAATATACTCTCTAATGGGCCTGACCGGTTTCGACATGGTGAGATAGCGAAAGAGGCAACACAGTAGGCGATGACTGTAAATCAAGCGAAAACTATAAATGCAAACGACTCGCATTTTAATCAGGATCTTCGCCTAGCGGCGTAAACCTGACGGGGCAGGAAAGGCCTTGTCACTCAACTACCAGAAGCCCACTTCGGTGGGCTTCTTTATCAGTAAAATCAAGCACTTAGAACACACAAGATTCTGGTTGACTTCTTGGTCGAATAGCGTATAATAGCTACATACAGTTAAATAACGGGAGAAACAAACCATGCGTGAATATACCAAAGTTGAAGAACTCCAGTCACACTACAGCGACTTCCACAAGGATGTGCATGGTTTCCGCCCGCGTAGTTCTACTGACGAGCAGTGGAATTCGGAAGAGTGGCTCAGTGGTGAGATCGACGGTCTTCATGCATATCTCAAGATGCTGGGCGAAACCTTCGAGGGCCGTGAGCAATTGCGTGAGATGGGCTTCTGCACCGATGACAAGGAAGCGGATGAGGAGTATGCAGCCGCTGAAATCCGTGCCCGTGATGAGGAAGAAGCTCGGTATCAAGAAGCAGGTCGCATGGATGCGGTGTTGGCTGAACTGTTGGCCCCGCTGACCGAAGCTGAACAATTTGAATTGGATATGAAATAATGGAATCAGTCTCAACCCTTAAATATTTCTTAACAGATGACGATTTATCTGTTCCGCATGTGTGTGGTGTGCTGGCGCGACATTTTGGTAAGTGTCCTGCGTGTGAGGCAATAGAGAAACGATGGGCTGAAGAAGACCGCCATGTTGAATCCTGCGTGTGAGGCTGTTATGACCCCGAAAAAGGATATGAAATAATGAGTCTTTATACATACGGTGTGTATCGTGCAGGGAAGTTGGTCTTTTCCAGCGAACCCATGTCGGAGGCTGATGCTGAAGCTTCCGCTGAGTGGATGCGACTGTTGCAACCTGATGATGATGTGGTAGAAGTTAATGAAATGGAGATGAAATAATGAAGACCTATGTGCAGTGTCCGGCTTGTGGTGAGAAACATCCTTGCGATAAGAAACATGTTGCGGTTGAGAACATCGAAGAAGATTTTCAGGGTCGAGATGTATTGACGTTTGTATGCATTGCCCATCCGGGTCAACTGCAAAAATCATTGGTGTATGGAGGAAGATAAATGAACGTCATGAAGCTATTACCGTGCGCTCACTGTGGTTCGCCAGCCGAAGAAGTTAATGATGCTAGGTACGGCTGGTATGTTGTCGCCTGCATGAACGAAGATTGCGGCATAACAATGAGCGAAGTCGGCATTGAATCACAGGCCGAAGCTAATGCTATCTGGAACCGTCGAGCAGAGATCGCAGAGCGGGATGAAATGAAGCTGGCGTTGAGGGACTTAGCGGATGCTTTTGCGGATTACGGTGGGCCTACATACTCAAACGTGTATAAAAATGCCGTCAAAGCACTGGGTTGGGACGCGGCAACGAAGGAGTGCGGACATGTCACTAGATGATTTGAAAGACATGTTTGATCCGGTTCTGTACGGAGGGGGAAATTCCTTACCGTCAATCTTAGTGACGACGTTTGGAATCGTAATGGAATTGGGCTTTGTTGGAATCGCAGTTTGGATATTATTTTGGAGTTGAAGAATGAAAAAACAATTATTAAAATTATTCAACGAGGCTGGGTTTCATCAGCCTGAAATGGAACGACTGATCGTTGAACACAAGTTTGAGAAGTTCGCCCAGTTGATTGTACTAGAATGTTTAGCACATGGTAAGTTGACTCAATCGCAAGCAGTGGTGAACGGATCAGAAGAATATAATGCTGGCAGAGAGATGGGAATTGAAGTTTTTATGAATCAGATTAAAAAACATTTTGGAGTTGAAGAATGAACGACCGGATTGAGGCATTGAAGGCCCTTGCCACCAAAGAAGTGTGGAGCGAGAACCAATATAACGGTGCTCCGGAGTTTAATGGATACGAATTGGATGTGGATATGTTCGCCCAGTTAATTGCTCAGGAGTCTATTGTAGATTTTTACAGACGATATCTAGATATTTGTAGCGAGGAAGATATTACTGTGCAGGTTGCACGATATGTAAAAGAACATTTTGGAGTCAAAGAATGAATGACGAATTGAAAGCAATTGCGGTTGAAGCCGGAGCACCCGAGGATATGTTGAATGCTCTTTGGTTCAATGTATTTTGCCAGAAGTTTGCATACTTGGTGGCCGAAGAATTGGTAAAGGAAAACGAATGATGGCTCGACGGTTTACTGTATATACAAGTTTACTTACCGGTGATTTTGTTGTTACATATGGCAACGAAGCATATAGTGAAGGTGTCCCGGTCGCTACATTTAAACTGAAGTGTGATGCCGAGCTGTTGGCGGCAAAATTGAACTACACTGTGGAAATGTATGTAGATACGTATGAAGGTGCAATACTGGGTGGTAAGTAGTTCGATCGTAGTTTAATATAAAGGAAGTAAAAAAATGTCGTCTATTAATTTGCTTGCGGCAGTGCAAAGTCTTAATGCAAAGAATATGCAGTCGTTGATGCTCAAGACTACCAAGTATCAAACTAATACTGGTGGAAATCTTGTCCCTATCGCTGATTTGGTTAACAAGGTAGTAGGCTCTCAAACAATTAAGGATGGAATTGACATACGTAAAGCTAAACTTGCGGGGGCAAAATACAAAGCAAAACACTTTGGCAGAGTTGGTATGGTCCCCATGGGATTGAACGATATTAATATCGACATTCAACGTGAGATTGAGCAGAAGCATATTGGTAATAACATACTGCCAATCTTTGATCCGCGAATTACGCAACCGATCAATGTAATTTATTATCCTGAAACTGGGCGATATACCTGTTGGGATGGGTTACAGACACTCAGCACTATTTTAATTTTAATCAGTCATGGATTGATAGAAGTTGAAAATGAAAATTGGGAAACTTTTGAGGTAAAGGCAAATATTATTGACGCTGATTTGATAGTGCCAGGCGCATCGTGTACTGTAGCAGAAGCGGTTGCAAATTTTGGATTTAGAACTTTGAATGGTCCAACTGGTAGGAAAAAAGTTGACCCGTATTATGTGATGCGAAGTGAATATCATGGGGCTAAGTTGTATAGTAGCGACTTACAAGAAGATCTGCATAGTCGAGATATGTGGGAGGCATTGCTTAGGCACAATATGCATCCTGCAGATGAAAATAACAAATTAAAGCCAGGACATATTGCCCATATTAGCGGCATGAAAACAAAAGCTGGTCATGATAAAGAGTCATTTAACATTGATACCTTCGAAGCCTCAATTGATTTCCTGTCAGCACATTTTATTAAAGATAATGGAATTAATTCCAGTTTTTACATGGCAATTGCTGAACTATTTAAAATACTTGATGAACAAAAAATCAAAATAGGCAGTAAGTCTACTCAGTTTAGCACAGATCGATTTGCAATTTTTCTCAAAGACAGGTATGGTAAAGTTGATACCAGTCACAGTTTCCGTAAAATAGCCGCTAAACGATTGGAACATACCCGCACTAAGCTGGGATATAAGACACATACTTGGACTGACGATTGCAGTTTGCCTTATATGCTTGATGATTATGAAAAGTATTGTGACGCTTGTGGATTTACTCTTGGCAAATTGCCAGTGTTAGACGACATGAAGGAGTTTGTATAATGAACGACGATATCCGTTATTTTTATATGTGGGTGCATCCTTATACTCAAAAGACTTGTTACGGGGTGACTGATACTCTGTCTAGGAGGAAGCGTAATTATCAAGGACATAATGGGTTTGACATCACATGGAATTTTATTGCCAGAGGATCGTCAGACGACATTGAAAAACTTGAAGGTACTCTTAAGAAAAAGGTTGCTCTAGTAGAGCAGGACCTGGGACGGAAAATCAGTTATGGCAAATATGAATGGATTGAAGCTGAGGTAGAGTATAGTACCATTGAGGCACTAATAGTTAATTTTCTTGAAGAAGATAATTATGACTCAGTAACTATAATCAAGAGTGGAAATGTGGAAAATAATGTGGAATATGATGACGAAGAAGATGTCGACAATTTACAATAACTCTGTTACACTATAATTGTTCTCACTAAGGAGTAGCATAATGCTAGATAAAATTTTAGCTTGGTTGCGGAAATACAATGTGGAAATCACTTGGTTTTTGATGGGCTTCTTGTTTCTTGCTGGTATTGATTCATTTAAGAACGGTGATACTGTAGCAGGATTGATTCAATGGGGATTGGTTGTCGTTAACTATTTGCTTCGCCCACGCAGATGATTAATTTAAAATTTGAATTGAGTAATCCTTTCAGTGATCGGTGGTCCAGTATATACAGCACTGGTGGGTATTTAACTGAAAATAAGAGTTGGGAAATACAAGTTATGAAAACCAATGCTATTGTCGATGTATCCATAAATTTTACCATGCACAGTGACCATGCTGGACTAACAGTAGAGGTTGGATTACTGGGATTTAGTGGTCATCTTACCATACACGACAATAGACATTGGGATTATGAAAACAAATGTTGGGGAAAATGGTGAATCAGGAAGACCTGGTATTTAGATTACGCAAGCGGGCCGAAATACGTCGCCAAATCAGCTCACGTAAAAGTGTGCAACAAGGCCAGCCTGACCGTATTTCCGATATATTGGAAGAAGCCGCAAACGAAATCGAATCATTACGTAAAAAATTATCGCACTTTTACAATTCAATAGATGATGGGAAATAATCAATGAGCAAAGACAAACACAAACCATATCAGTGGATTGATGGTGAGACTGCTGATCGTATCACCAGCATGAATCTCAAAGACTATCGTGCATATCTTAAGAAAGAATTGAAGCAGTGGAAGAAGAATCCCAAAACAGATGCCAACCCCAAAGGACAGTGGCTACATCCAGAAGATGTAGGCATCAATATGCAAACTATTGCGGCCTTGGATTTAATTATCAGTCACTTTATCAAAACGTCGGATGAAATTAAATGAACGAACGAATTCGAGAACTTGCCGCTCAGGCTACAAAACAATACTGTCCCACTTATTATACGCAAGAGTGGATTCAAGGTTTCGCCGTGTTGATTGTGCGGGAATGTATGCGTCAGGTTGAAGAACAATACAAACCTGTGTTGGAAGATGAAGATATGATGAAGGACACACATTGGGATGGTTATGTTCAATGCGGTGTTGACAGTTATGTGGCCATTAGGGAATATTTTTACGGAGTTGACTTAAAATAAGTTTTACGTTATAATATTTTAACCTTTAAGGAGTATGAAATGTTGAATATGCGAGAATGGATGGAATTGGTTGACTATAAAATTACTGAGGGCAGTGATTACATGTGGTCGTGTTATGGACCTAATGCCTATACACTGGATTCGTGGAACGGTGAGCAGGATGGCTATAGTTTCAGTATCGTGTTTAGTACCAAAAGCCAAAAAGTTTACGAAGTCAGTATGTGTGACTATACCAATAACCGTGCTTACCGCATGATCAATCCTAAAAATGTTGAAAAACATCGTAAGGAAGCTGAGAATAGAAATGTGCTAGAAAATCAAGCATGGGATGATGTCAACTATATTGATTTGGAAGTGGATGACGACTTTATCCAAAAGTGTCTGGCTATTAAGGCTGGAGAAGATTACGATACTGGTGTGCTAGTTCCTATTGATTTACCAGACGATCTTCTTTTACAAGCGGCATTAGAAGCCCACAAACGAAACATTACTCTCAACGCCTACATTAATATGGCCTTGGTGGATCTAGTTGAAAAAGTTAAAAGCGGTGAGATTACCAAACAAGATGTCCTTGAATTAGATCCAACTCACATTCACCAAGAAGAATGAAACTATCAGCTAACGGTGTAACGGGATTCTTAATTCGGTGCTTTGATGGCAGATATCGGTTCAGAGTATATAAAGCCAATTTTGATTTTACTGATTATGACTTGCTTCATAGTGATTTGTGTGTTACAATAACGGATGCGGATGCCACATTCTATTCAGATGACAAAGGTAACAGATTGGATCACAATCCAGCTACATTGGGAATTGAAGAATGACTTTGTGCCCAGATTGTGATCCACGTGGTATATGCTGTGACCATTGTGCCTATTATAATTTTAATGGCGATACAGAAGGCCGCTACACTAATAATGGATTTTGTCGCTTACACAAGCGAGCAGAACACCCAGGTAGCGAATGCCAAGATTATTTTTGTTTTAAGTTATTGAAAAAGGAAGGCGAATAATGAACGAACGAATTGAAGAACTTGCTGTGCAGGCTGGCAACTATGTGAATGAAACATATACTGGACCAGTCCCTGCAACGTTTACCGGCAACCCTGAGTGGCATAAAGAGTTTGACAAATGGACACAGTTTAGCGAAAAGTTCGCCGAGTTGATTGTGAAGGATTGTTGCCAGTTCAATTATGATTTTTTGGAATCATACCGTGAAGCAAGCGAAGTAAACAGCAAGATTAGAAAACATTTCGGAGTAGAAGAATGAACGAACGAATTAAAGAAATCGCAGATGAATGCGGACTATACATTGCATACGATAACAAAGCAGTGACTAACAAAGAGATAGAATTCTTCGCCGAGATGATTGTGCGAGAATGTGTTGGGGTTGTAGAAGGTGGCAGGTTCCTACACGATCAGGCACCTACTGCTATCTTTGCGAGAGAATGCAGTGGTGCGATTAAACGACATTTCGGAGTTGAATAATGAACATGGACGGCTTTGAAATAGTAGTATTACTGGCAGTAGTGTTTATTCATGGTATTATAATTGGATATATTATATGGGCACCACTCACTCCTTTTAAACAAGGATTCAAGGATGGATTAACCTTTAAATTCCTCCGGAAGAAAAAATGAAACCTAAAATATATCCTGTTTTGGAGATGTGTATTAATGCTGGAGTTAATCTTGGATACAATCGTGCATTTAAACATAATCCCGATCCAACACAAGATGATATTAAAACATGTATCAATGAAGCAATAACAAATGAAATATACGAATGGTTCGATTTTGAAGAGGAAGAAAAATGAAAGCATATAAGACCAGTATCAAGGAAGTGTTCAGCGATGATCCCAACAGTCCATTCTGGCAACAGCTAAAGGCCAGTCCTGGATATACGAAATTTGAAGATGACTTGGCACATATAATGGAAGAAAGTTTCAAACACAATATGCCCTATAACCAAATTCCCAAGGAGAAATAATGAACGATCGATTTGATTTAGAGCAACAAATTATGGCATGCTGGAATGTTACTTCAGATATCGATACATTGTGTGAGGGTGTATTGGAGTCAGATATGACTACTGATCAAATTGCCAATATATTATTGGGCATGAAGCAGTTGTATGAATTAAAATTTGACAAGATGTTTAGGACCTTTGAACAACTGATCCAAAACAGGAATATAGTTAAATGAACGAGAAGATTAAACAATTTGCTGAACAGGCTGGGCTATTAGGTCCTGGCAGTCGAGTTGGAAATGCACACGAAGCCACAGAAAAGTTCGCCGAGTTGATTGTTCGGGAATGTGTTGCTGAAGCAGACAAATGTGCAGAACGAGGAAGTTGGATGGCTGGATATCGAATTAAACAACATTTCGGAGTGAAAGAATGAACGAACGAATTAAAGAACTTGCTATTAAAGCCAGATTGTCATATGTTATGACACCCGACAAACCATACATCGAAGAAGACCTTGAAAAGTTCGCCCAGTTGATTATTGCTGAATGTTTAGATGCTGTTCACAGTACCTATTCAGACTTTGGTAGTGCCTATCCTGAAAAATTAGCGGCAGGGCGCGGTGCTTTGCACTATGGGTATATCACTATACAGAATAGATTTGGACTTAGATAAACAACATTTTGGAGTTAAACATGATTGAAATTGTTATCATTGTCGCAGTCGTTGTTATTGTTGGTGTCAATGTTCTAACAACAGTATCAACAAGATTCCGCCGCTGGTTATATAAGGATATGATATGAACGAACGAATTAAACAATTGGCTATTGAGGCTAAATTGATTGCTCCAGAGGCGAATGGCTTTGACCAAACTAATCTTTCAAAAGCACATCAAAAGTTCGCCCAGTTGATTGTGCAAGACTGTCTGGCACAGGTTGACAAGGTGGATGCCATGCTTGATGATCCCAAAGAAAAAGTAGGAGTATCCTGGGTGGGATTGGCAATCGCAAAACATTGGGGACTTGAATGATGACAGTGTACATGTTAGTGGGAGTTCCGGCATCAGGGAAATCCACTTGGGTCAATAGCCAGGACTGGATGATGGGCATGGCTTATATTAACACTGACATGTATGTTGAGGCAGAAGCATCCCGACAAGGAAAGACTTATTCTGAGGTGTTTGAATCTTATATGCCCACGGCAGTTCATCTAATGGCAAATGATGTGGTTACCGCAAGAGAACAAGGTCTGGATATTGTTTGGGATCAAACGTCTACTACTATTGAAAGTCGTGCCAAGAAGTTTGCTATGCTCCCGGACCACGAAGCAATTGCAGTGGTGTTTGCGGTCCCAGATTCAGTAGAACATGCAAGACGTCTACTATCTCGAATAGGCAAAACAATCTCGCCCGAAGTGGTTGAACTCATGATTGCGGGCTGGCAAGAGCCTACCAGGGAAGAAGGCTTTACAGAAATTTGGAGAGTGTGAATGTTTTCAACAAAGATGTTAGATTTTGGTACCCAGGGTGATGGATACCTGGGATACATGGGTATGCAAGTACCAGAACATGCACAAGAGTCTTTGGCAAACTATTTTTTGAATGGATGGGAACCTGGTGGGTTCTTATCAGCTATGTTGGCTATGGATATGCAACGTGCATTATCAAGTGCCGATACTGCTAACCGTCAAGTTATGTGGGCTATTGGGCGGTGGATCACCGTCAATGCTCCAGGAGGTTCTTGGGGTAATTATGAGGCGATTGAAATGTGGTGCAATGATGTCGCTGGCCGGCGTAGTAGATTTTCTGAGGAAACGCACAAGAAATACATGTGGCAGGTTTTAACCAACAACAAGGAACATAATGCCCTGGATTGAAAATGTAGCGGCAGCTGATATCCCAACAGGGTTTCATCATGCGGCTGGAGAGAACAGTATGCTGATCAGCATAGTGGATCCAGCTGGCTGGCGTCCTGAAGCCAAACATCAATTCAAAGAGCGGCATAACTTTGAATTTTTGGATGTAGAAGAAAAAGACAAGGTGCTGGAAGAAGCAATGAAGTGTAGTCATGAGCAGGCCGCAGAGCTTGTTCGTTTACTGCAATATGCATTAGACAATCATATGAATGTGGTTGTTCACTGTTATGCTGGCATTTGCCGGTCGGGTGCGGTTTGTGAGGTTGGCGTCATGATGGGCTTTGACGACACAAATCGTTTTCGCGCACCAAACTTGCTGGTTAAGCATCGTATGATGCGAGTATTGGGTTGGACTTATTCAGACTAGAATAAAAAGGAAAAGATGATGGGTGGATTTTCCAAGATCACTAAATATGTAAACATCGAAGTGATAGGATTTGTCTTTGCTACATGTATGATGAGCTGGATACTGTTTAATGCAGTATGGACTCCTGCCCCACGCAAAATTAAAATTGATTGTACCTGGGCGGAAATCAGTCCTGATATCCCACCGCAAGCCCGTGAAGAATGTCGTCGTCTCAGAGCTAATGTAACTCATTGATTCCATTAAGGAAATAATTCTGGTTGACATCTTGGCCAAATCCTGTATAATAGACACATAAATTGTTAGATAGGAGCGTATGATGGCTAAACGTGCCAACTTTGTAGCAAAAGATCTTAGGACCCCCAAATACAAAATGCGGGTGGTTGTGAGCAAAAAAGCGTTCAAACGCCAACCCAAACATCGTTCACTGGAGCAATAATATGCTGGCTCTGAAAGAAGTGACTGAGTGGAACGTGGAGTTTAAACAGCCCAATCATACCTATTTGGTTGATGGCGATAAGATTCTGGCATATCGGCAATGGCATACTGGTGAGCCTATCTATTCTAAAACGCCGCTTCGCTTAAACAAGCGATATCGTAAATTCGTAGAAGTGGATGTGGCACAGTTTGGTGCGGTGACTGCCCCTGTGCGTAACATTAAAAAGGTGCAAGGTAGCAAGGGTAACGTATATACAGTGGACTTGGATGCAGGCTCGTGTTCGTGTCCGGGATTTTCATTTCGCGGTAAATGTAAACACGTTGAGGTCTAGCATGAGAAAATTAGCAACCATTCGTAAGATTGATTTGATCCGTCCTATCTCCGACGCTGATGCCATTGAGTGTGCAGTGGTAGGTGGGTGGACTGTAGTGATCAAGAAAGGTGACTTCAAGGCAGGCGATCTTGCTATCTACTGTGAAATTGATTCTTGGATTCCCACTGAACTGGCACCATTCCTATCAAAGGGCAAAGAGCCACGCGAATACAACGGTGTCCGTGGTGAACGTCTGCGTAGTGTTAAACTGCGTGGGCAGTTGAGTCAGGGTCTGCTTCTTGATCGATTCGTTGCCTTGGATAAGGTGGGAGAAATTCATGAAGGTATGGATATGTCCGATCTTCTCAACATCGTCAAATACGAAGCACCTGTGCCTGCATGTTTAGCTGGCCAGGCACGTGGTATGTTCCCCAGCTTTATCCCTAAAACGGATCAGGAACGTATTCAGAATTTAACCATAGAACATGCTGAATGGGTAACTGCTGGATTGACTTGGGAATTGACTGAGAAGTTAGATGGCTCCAGTATGACTGTATATGTCAACGAACAAGATTATGGAGTGTGTAGTCGCAATCTAAATCTATACGATACCGAAGGTAACACCCTGTGGCAAGTGGCACACCGTGATCAGATTCTAACTGCTATACAGGATAGTCAACGTAACCTAGCAGTCCAAGGTGAATTGATTGGTGAGGGTATTCAGGGCAATCTCTACAAGATCAAAGGTCAGAGTTTCTACGTGTTTGACATTTATGACATTGATAAGGGATTGTATTTGACTCCTAAGGAGCGTAGAGATTTTTGTGAGTTCCATGAACTGCTACATGTGCCGGTAATAGTGGATGATAAAGATTTGGGTATGGGCACTGTAGAAGAACTTCTATCATGGGCCAATGACAAATCTAGATTAAACCCACAAGCTGACCGAGAAGGTTTAGTGTTTAAATGCAATGAACGTCAGATATCCTTTAAAACAATCTCCAACAAATACTTGTTGAAGCACGGAGATCGATAATGAAAACTAAAGAACCTATAATCCATCAGGACTACTTTGGACATGAACTTCGGGACGGTGACTTCGTTGTATTTTACGGTTGGAAAACCTTCCAAGTCGGACAAGTGCAAAAGTGTACTCCCAAGATGGTGTTAGTAAAGGGATTTGATCGCCGTATCTCAACAGATCCGTTCCGTAAGCGTGGTCACGAATGTCTCAAAGTTGATGAGCAAGAAGTTACCATGTATCTACTAAGGAAGACACACAAATGAAAAAGATAAACCACTTTCGCCATTGGGTGCAGGAGTTATGGTATCAAAATTGTGATGAACACGATCAAGTAAACCAAAAACGATATACGCAACAGCAATATTTTCAAATGTACAAGTATTGGTTAAAACGAGAATTTATCCATCAGCAAAAGAAACACAAATGAAAACGCGAATTGGTAACATTAAAGACTTTATTCACTTGAACGAAGTTACTCGTCGTGGTCGTCAACGCGGCAGTATGAAAAAGTATTGGGAGATTGAATTTACTACTTGGCGTTTGTCTCCAGGAAACGACTGGATCAAACCATTACAAGCAGCCCGAGACATTTGTGACCCTTTGCGTCGTAAAAGTGGTCCCTTGGGTCAAAAATGGAAATTCCGTAGTCGTGTCACTGCCGAACAATGTTATACTTTTTTAGCGTTAAAATACTCATAATGAAAAATTACAAACAGCAATTTAAACGCAACGCCGTTAAAATCTACGGTAAAGAACCTGCTACCTTGGATGAATTGGCAGAACTGGTCATGGCAGTGATTAACTTGACACCACGTAAGTCAGTTAACCCAGTCAAGGTTGTAGGATTTTCGTGGAATATAACGCACCTCTCTATTCTCGACAGTCACTATGCTCCCATCAACGGTGAAACAAATTGGAGTGGAGATAAAAAGAACTCGACCAGGAGTTACCCAGGGTGGCATGGGCGAGTGTGGATACGGTTTAATAAAGATCCCGATGGATTCTCCAGTGACTATTTCCCAGCCACCTTGACCTATCCTGGAACTGGTGGTGCAGGTGCGTATAATGGTCCTTGGTCGGCAATATGCTCAGCATGGTACCGTGACGGTGCAGGTACGAAAAGAAAATCTATTCGATATCCCGAACCTGAATGTCGCAGTTGGGACTATAGATTTTTTGACAGTGATTGGCCCATGCTTATGGAAGAATACGAAAAGCAAAGGGTCTGGGATATACTTAACGATAGAGATACAGCCATCCCAACGCATAATTTTCTATGGGAAGATCCCGAGGTCAAGGCAGCTGACGAATTGTTTATGAAGACCAAGTGGTCAGCTGACAAATTGCGTATTAAGACCCCACAGGCACTGACGCCAGCATGATTTACAAAGCCAAAATGCCTGAAGCGTGGGCCGGGATGGAGTGGTGTCGAGAAGCATTTGGACCGCCAGGGCGAGACCGCGGCGGTTGGTGGCGGCATCGCGGGCATCTTTACTTTCGTGATAAAACAAACTATACTTGGTTTTTGTTGAGGTGGTCATGAAAAAAATATTTTACGAAAAAGTAGGTGGGCGGTACAAACCTGTACGTGAATACGATAGCCTGTTACAGGAATCGTTTCCCAAGGGCGCGCACCTTGTTATAACGTATCCTGGTGGGCGTAGTACCCGCTACAACATTGATCCCAACTATGCGGCCATGATTGCCGCAGGGCGTGTTGCTCAAGATGCTATCTGTCGAGCTATTAGCAAAGCCAGCGAATTACGGCCACCAAGTAATCCCATCACAATAGGTCAGAAGAAGGCTTGGGACAAGTTGGCCCTGGAGTTTGGTGATGAGCTGTGTACTTTAACTGGTGTAAGTTTTTCTGACTGTGCCGAGGCCGGTATTAAAGCGATGCAAGAAGAGGCCGACAAACTTATGAAACATGCCGCGGTGCGACAAGCATATGATCACTTCGTGCTGATGTGCAAATTAACCCAAGAGAATATCCAGGAATAACTCAATGGAATTAAGCACTTACGGGACATATATTCTGGTTGACATTCTGGTCAAATAGCGTATAATAGCTACATACAGTTAGATAACCAGGAGCAGATATGTATACAGCAAAAGTGGGTGACATGGTTGGTTACTTTCGTGTTGGTGGCACCGGTGGACACATGATGGGCGTGGGTTACGGTACAGTAACTAAAATTAACGGCCACGGGCATTACTTCCTTGACACCGGTAAAGTGTTTGACAAGCATGGCAACGAGCGTGGCACCAATTATGGTGTACACTTGGTTGATGCAGAATATCTCCGTGAGCGTGTGGCCAAAGAACAGGCCCGTCAAGACAAAGCCAGACTGGTACGCAGCCTGATCCAGAAGCTACAAGGCAGTTTTTCCTACTCCGGGACGGTGTATATTGATGGCGATGCCAAGCAGGAATTGCTGGCTATGGTGAATAGTCTTTAAGAATCAAGCACTTAGAGGACATATATTCTGGTTGACATTCTGGTCCAAAGACTGTATAATATACACTTACACTAGCGAAACGGAGAAACAAAATGGCATACGTATCTCAGGAACTTAAAGCAAAATTGGCTCCCAGCATCCGAGCAGTATGTAAGAAACACGGTATCAAGGCCAGTGTTGCGGTGCGTAATCACAGCACCCTGGTGCTTAATGTCAAGCAGGGTAGCATAGATTTTATCGAAAATTACATTGAAACGGACAAGGCCAAGTCCTACTGCAATTACATGAGTGAAGCCGATATTGCCTGCATCCGCAAAGATCAAAGCCTGGATGTGAACCCGTATCATTACCGGGATCACTTTTCAGGCCGTGCGAGGAAGTTTTTGATCGAAGTGATGTCCATAATGAACGATGGTAACTGGGACAAGAGTGATATCCAGACCGACTACTTCAACGTGGGTTGGTATGTGGATGTGAACATTGGCCGTTGGAACAAACCCTACGCCTTGGAGAAATAATATGATGAAACCCTGGGAAGTTATTGCTAAACTGGAATCCGATAACAGTCGCCTCTACAAAGAAGCAGTGGTTGACGATGAGGCTGTGGCGGGTAATGCAGAGTTTTTTGAAGGGTGCCGCTTGGCTCTGGATTGTATGATTACCTTTGGCATTAAAAAGGTGCCCGAGCGTAGCGGTGCTGACGGCAAGGGTGTAAGCTGGGATTCGTTTACACTGGCACTCACTGGCTTTGTTACTCGCAAGGTAACTGGTAATACCGCCCGTGATATGCTGGTCAAGCTCATGGACAATAGCACCAATGCACAATGGAACGGCTGGTATCGTCGTATCCTGATCAAAGATCTCCGCTGTGGTGTCAGCGAAAAGACCATCAACAATGTAGTGGCTAAACAGTATCCTGATTATGCGGTGCCGGTATTCAGCTGTCAGCTGGCACATGACTCAGCTAACCATGAAGGCAAAGTGTGCGGAAAAAAGATAGTAGAGATCAAACTGGATGGCGTTCGTGTTTTGACTATAGTGTATCCCGAGGGCCGAGTGGATCAGTTCAGCCGCAACGGCAAGGAATTGCTGAACTTTGGTCATGTCAAGGATCAGTTCGCCAAAGTAGCGGCTGGCTTGATGGAGCCCTGGGTATTCGACGGCGAGATAATGTCAAGTAGTTTCCAAGATCTTATGAAGCAGGTGCATCGCAAGAGTGATGTCAAAGCCAACGATGCTGTATTGCATCTGTTTGATGGTATGCCGTTGGCTCAGTTTGAAAAAGGTGGTTGGAAAAGTGATCAGTTATTCCGCAGTAATCATCTTGCCAAGTTTATGGAGTTCAATGGCGACAAATTACCCAACGTGACCATGGTGGGGCAAGAGCAGGTGGATTTGGATACTGCGGCAGGGCAAAAACGATTCAAAGAGATCAATGCTCAGGCCATTGCAGGTGGGTATGAAGGAATCATGATCAAAGATATCAAAGCACCGTATCAGTGTAAACGTAGCACTGCGTGGCTTAAACTTAAACCCTTTATCGAAGTGTCACTGGAGGTGACTGATGTTGAAGAAGGCACTGGTAAGAATGTGGGACGACTTGGAGCTCTCGTTTGCTCCGGTATGGACGATGGGAAGCTCATTACCGTCAATGTTGGTAGTGGCTTTAGCGATGATAATCGAATTGAGTTTTATCGGGATCGTAATTTGGTCGTTGGTAGAATTGTTGAAGTCCGTGCTGATGCTGTGACACAAAATCAAGACGGTTCATACAGTTTGCGCTTTCCCCGATTCAAGTGTTTCCGTGGCTTTGCTGTGGGAGAAAAATTGTAATGCTAGAGTGTCTGATACTTGGTGATAGTATTGGGGTAGGTACTGCTATAGTTAGAAAAGACTGTGTCAGTTATTCAGTTGGTGGGTATAACTCTTGGCAATGGAATCGACGGTTCCACGATAAAGATCTAACTGCTAACACGGTAATTATTAGTTTGGGATCAAATGATCACGCTGGTGTTAAAACAGAAACCGAGCTGAGATTTATGCGGGCAAATGCCAAAGCCCAAAGAGTCTTCTGGATTCTTCCGGCTATTAAACCCAATATACAGGAGTTGGTTAAAAAAGTAGCAAATGATTTTGGTGATGTAGTTATACCCATCGTCTCGTTACAGCCAGATAAAGTCCATCCAAGTTGGAAGGGGTATCAGGCTATTGCAGAAGCAACCAAATAAAGGAACACCATGGATCAACAATTGTTGTGTAAGGACTGTACTCATTTTCAGTTTTCTTTCCTTGATAGAATAAAGGGACTAAGTAATGTGTACGGTACATGTAAATTGACGACATCCACGGAAGTGGAATATGATTATGTAAATGGCAAAGACAGATCCAGAATAGTATTAAAAAATGCCAGCACGGAACGTAAATATGGCAAGTGTGGAGCAGAGGGTAAATTTTGGGTATCAGAGAAAAAGAATCTGCTGTTTACCTTGCTAAAGAAAATTTAAAGGAGTAGTACAATGGCAGGATCAGGACGTGGTGTAAATTTCAAGTTGAGTGGACAAACAAAGGTAGTCGCAACAGGTATTTTAGATCCCCATGAGCGTGGTGAGTATCTTCGTCTCATGATTGAAGCACAAAAGGCAGCCGAAAACTTCCAAAATTCTCGTGCCAAAACACGAGATAGTATACCTAAAACTGGCGAATAGTTTGTACCAAATAGTCGCTTCAGAATAAATAACTGATGCGACTAAAAGAACTAGCCAACACATTCCGTTATCATTCCAGCCTGAATCCTGTAGCTTGGGATGGGTTAACACTCAACCCACAAGTAAGGCTGCATCTGCTTCGTACTGCGCGGCAGTTTATTCACTATCTGGACCTACCTGAACTACGCATCACCGACGTTATCTTGGTTGGTAGCAATGCAAACTTCAACTGGAACAAGTACAGCGATTTTGATGTACATGTGGTTGCAGATTTTGATACGTTAAACTGCAACGTAGCAGAAGCCCTATTCAAAGCCAAAAAAGACTTGTGGAATAGCCAACATGATGTCACCATCCGTGGTTTTGATGTTGAGCTATATGTGCAAAGTGTGCGCGAACATGTTCAAAGCCAAGGCCAGTTTAGTTTGTTAGACAACCAGTGGCTGAGTCAACCCACACATAACCAACCTGATGTTGATGACCATGCAGTTATGGCCAAGACAGCAGAGTTGATATATCAGATTCACCAGGCAGTGGACAATGATCGCAGTATCGATGGTATCGAACATATACAAGACAAGATCCGACGTATGCGACAATCAGGTTTGGCAGCTCATGGTGAATTCGGTGTGGAAAACCTGGCATTTAAAAACCTTAGGAACGAAGGTTTTCTAGATAAGCTCAGCAAAGCCAAGACAGGTATAATAGATCGCCAATTAAGTTTATAGTCTGATAAAAAAACTTAATTAAAGTGTTGATTAATTACGAGAACAATGTATAATCGTCTTTGTTGTATAACATAAAGGAGATTTACAATTATGGCATTTGCAAAAATCACTACTTCACAAAAAGAGTTTTTGGTAAAGCACCTTCGCGGCACTGATCGTACTTTGAGTTCAGCACAAGCTGAAGTCTTGTATGGCATCAAGAACCTCCGTGCTCGTATGACTGACCTACGCAACGAAGGATTCCGTGTTCGCACTCACAAGAACACCGAAGGCCGCACCGCGTATGCAGTTAGCCGTCGTATGGTTGGTCAGATTTAAAGTAAGTTAGTTATAGATGTAAGTATCAAAAAGAAGGCATGTGTAACTCACATGCTTTCTTTATTTCCAAGGTGTAATAATGGAACATGAAATCAAACCTAAATTTGTAAAGCATGGAGAAAAGATCAGTAAGGTCAAAAATAATGTAACTGGTGATATATTTTACACCAGTAATCTTTATGAAAAGACTATTAATGGTGAACCATTTGTTGGAGTATTTACCAAATGTGATGATACCCGTAACCGCAAGGTTAACTGGATGCGCCGTGACCACTTAATTAAACTTAGAGAAAGGTAAAATGGCAGTCAAACCAAAAGAATCACCCAAAGACAAAGATTCAGTAACATATCCCTGGGAGGGAATTTCTAATAGTATTTGGAATTTTAACGAGTATAACAAGCAAAAGAATCCCAAGGTTGAAGACGTAGTTCAGGATTCAGCCTTGGATAATACCACCACACTGGATGTTACAGGGGCGAGTATTAATAGTGGAACTTATGTTATATCAAATGGAACCAGTGGTAATGTGTATGTCGGCGGCACGACGATCGGTGGTGGCGGTGGTGGCGGTGGTTCTGGCTCTTATGGAAATATCACCTTTTCCAACCCCAGTACTTGGGCTAACACTATACCTACCACACTACCAGCCCATGGTGATATAAAAATAGATGGAAAGAGTCTTAAAGACTTTATGGAAAAGGTTGAGCAACGATTAGCGATACTGACTCCTGATATAGAAAAATTAGAACATTTCCAAGCATTGAGAGAAGCATACGAGCATTATAAGACATTAGAAGCATTGTGTATTATGCCTAAAAAGGATGATAATTCAAAATGAATAAATCTTTTTACGAAAAATATGAGATGCGGGTAATTGACGACAATAAACGTTATGTTAGACGGCATTATGCGGGTACCATGTTTTCCGACATGTATGACAAAGATCTAGTAACAAATAACTTTGTACAGCAAACAGAAAAGCTATTAACTATTACCATTCCTGAAAGTCGTTTAGAAGAATTGGAAAAAATTCATAATATATTTTACAACAATATTGAAGTTGCAGGTGATCAAAGAAGAA